ACCAAAACCAAGAAAACGTAGGCCTACGACTGCAGAAACTATAGAGAGTGCTAATAGAATTAATAGACAAGTACGAGCAGAAGAAAAATATGGAAAATCAATGTCTCTTGCGGATATAGCGAAAGCTGAAAAGAAAATGAAAAACGATAAGTTTATTATGAAAGCTGAAAAAGCCAGAAGGGCGAGAGCTAAACGAAAAGCAAAACCGATGGGAAAATAATATTATGGCGATGAGCGATAAAGAATTAAAAAAAATAAAAAAGCTGATGCCTTCGGGAGCAACTTTAGCAGGTTTAAAAAATATTATAAAAGGTCAAATTGAACGTGCTAAAAAAAATAAATCAGATAGACATCCAGGAACTGGATCAAAAATAAAATCTATTTCTTCTAAATTAAAAGACATGTACCCTGTATCTAATAAAGATGTAGCATTTTTAAAAAAATCAATGAAAAAAACAGGTAAAGCAAATAAAATAAAAAAGAAAACAGGACCGGGAAGTAGATAATGCCAGTTGATAAAATGGATAGACGATATGGTAAACCAGTTCAAATAGGACTTGCAGGAGAGGGTGCTTTTGGAACTATGATATCTAACGGAATTAATAATGGAAGAATTACTGCAAAAGAAGGACGAGCATTATTACGATATAGAAAAATGTTAAGTAATAAAAAGAAAAAATAATGGCTTATAGATTATCAAGTAATAGACAACCTGGCATTAAAAAAGCTAATAAAGGAAAATCTAAAAAAAGCTCAAGAAAATGGCCTGCTACATGGCCTGAATTATGGAAAGCTTATAATAATAAAGTAGGAAAATTTGCAGATAAAATGGATAAAGTAATGAAAAAAGCTAAAAAGAAAAAATAATGGTAGAAGAAGTAATAAGTTTAGAGGAAGTACAAGTTGAACTTCCCGAAGAAGATATATTAGAAACGGGTGTTGAAATAAATCTTGAAGAAGAAGAATTTATAAATCCATTAGATACAGATCATTATTCTAATCTTGCAGAAAATATAGATAAACAAAAATTAGGTCGTATTGCTGCAGATTTATTTGATAAATATGAAAGTGATAGATCCAGTCGAAAAGATTGGGCAGATCAATATTCAAAAGGTTTACGCATGCTCGGTGTTATTACTGAAGATAGGTCAGACCCATTTCCAGGTGCATCGGGTGTTCATCATCCTTTAATGGCAGAAGCTGCTACGCAGTTTCAAGCAAGAGCCATTGCTGAGATGTTTCCTCCTGGCGGACCTGTAAAGACACAGATCATAGGAAAAGTAACTGACGAAAAACTAAAACAGGCAACAAGAGTCCAAGACTTTATGAATTATCAATTAACTCAAGAAATGCCCGAATACTTTAGTGAATTAGATCAGTTATTATTTTACCTTGCAGTGTCAGGGTCCGCTTTTAAAAAAGTTTATTATGATACTACTTTAGAAAGAGTGCGTTCATCTTTTATACCCGCAGAGGATTTTGTTATATCTTATGGAAGTAATGATTTAGAAACTTCTGAACGGTATACACAAGTCATGAAAATGACATCAAATGATTTACGAAAATATATAGCATCGGGTTTTTATAAAGAAATAAAAATTAATAGTGATACTAATGATGACGAAATTAATACAGTCGCTTCTACTATTCATAGATTAGAGGGAGTGTCTGATACATTAGCACAAAATACGCATACTGTTTTAGAAATACATTGTGATTATAATATAGAAGATGTAGATAATGAAAATGCAATAGCACTTCCTTATATTATTACTTTAGATAGTGCATCACAACAAGTATTAGCAATTAGAAGAAACTGGAAAGAAGATGATGAACGTAAGAAAAAAAGAATTTATTATGTACATTATAAATACTTACCAGGTTTAGGATTTTATGGCTTTGGTTTAATTCACATGATTGGCGGATTACAGCACGCTGCGACAGGAGCACTACGAGCTTTACTTGATTCAGCAGCATTCGCTAATTTAAATGGCGGATTTAAGGCAAAAGGAGCAAGAATAGAAGGGGGAGATATGACAGTTTCTCCAGGAGCATGGTTAGAAGTTGAAGCGTATGGAGATGACTTAAAAAAATCATTTATGCAACTTCCATTTAAAGAACCTTCTCCTACACTAATGCAACTTTTAGGAATTTTAACAGAAGCTGGAAGACGTTTTTCAAGTATAGCTGATGCTATGGTAGGTGACGCTGCAGGAACTTCACCAGTTGGAACGACTATAGCTCAAATAGAACAAGGAAGTAAGATATTTTCTGCTATCCATAAAAGAGTACATCATGCTCAAGGACATGAATTAAAATTAATAGGTGAATTAGACGGTGAATATCTTCCTAATGACTATCCATATGAAGTAATTGGCGATGAACTGTCTGTAAGAAGATCAGATTTTGATAATAGAATAGATATTATCCCTGTTTCTGACCCTAATATTTTTTCTCAAGCACAGAGAATAGCATTAGCACAAACTACACTTCAAATGGCTCAACAAGCACCTCAAATTATAGATATAAAAGAAGCATATAAAAGATTAATGTTAGCTTTAGCTTTACCTGATCCAGATTCTTTAATAATTGATGATGATGATATTATGAGACGTGATCCAGTATCAGAAAATATGGCATTATTAAATGGAAAACCAATAAAAGCTTTCTCAGATCAAAATCATGCTGCTCATATGGCAGTACACGAACAATTTATTTCTGATCCTCGTTATGGTGGAAGACCCGAGGCTAAAGAAGCTTTATTAGGACCAATGCTTGCACATATAGGAGAACATTTAGCTTTTCAATATCGTCAACAAATGCAAGCTGCAGTTGATCAAGTTTCAGGACAACCTATTCAATTACCAATGCCAGATTTTGATGATGATAATAAAAATGAAAATGAACAAGAAATGCCAATCGAAATGGAAAATCAATTAGCTCAATTTGAAGCACAATCAGTTCAACTTCTTGCTGAATCTCAACCACCAGATCCAGATCAAGTTAAAGAGCAACGTATGGCGGCAAGTGATGAAGCTAATATTGCAATAAAACAAGAAGAAATGAGCATTAGAAAAGAACGATTTGTTGCAGGTGAAAAAAATAATGAAAGAACTCAATCTCGAAAAGATAAAGAACTTCAATTAAAAGCTTTGGACATGATGGATAAACAGAAAAATAAAAAAAGTGGAAAATAAAACTAGGCCTACTGGAGAAGAAATAAGAAAAGCTAAAAAATTTCTTCAAAATAAAAAAGTACCTTTAACTTTATTTAAACCCAATACTTTTGCGGCAGCTAGTAAAGAAATAAAACAAAATTTTGATAAAACGTTTAATACTTTATTAAATGTTTATAAATCAGGAAACCCATATTATAAACGGAGAATAAAAAATGGCACAAATTCCGCCGATACAAGCGATACTACAAGAAATAAAGAAGTATAAAACAGAATTAGCTAGTAAATCACTAGCTCCGGGTTTTGATACATTTGAGGTGTATCAGAAAGCAAAAGGAATAGCTGAGGGTTTAGATAAAGCTTCAGATATTTGTATAGAAATTGAGAAACGTTATATTCAAGGAGATGATACGGATGATTAGAAATGAAGATTGGTTTACTGACGAAGATATAAAAGATCCAAATGAAAAAGATTTACCTATTCCCTGTGGTTGGAGAATTTTAGTTAGACCAGCTGGTTCAATTAGAAAAACTAAAGGCGGAATTATATTAACTGAAAAAAATCTTTCAGAACAACAATATTTAAATTCAAAAGGTAGAGTTATAGCTATGGGAAGTGAGTGTTACAGCAATAGAAACACAAATTGGTGTACATCAGGAGACCATATTGTATATAGTAGATACGCAGGGTCAAAAATTGACATTAAAGGTGTTAAGTTGATTTTGTTAAATGATGACGAAGTATTGGCTGTATTACCAAATCCAGATGCGATAACTCAGAATCTTTAATACGCACTTGTTGCGACAATACATAGGGAGAAAAAAACTATGACAGACGATATAAAAGATATTACCCCTGATAATGAAATCGAGGTAAAAATACTTGAAGATGACGTTGATAAATTAAAAGAGGATAATCCTCTTGAAATTAATCAAGAAGAAAAACCTCAACAATCCGCCGAACCAGAAGATTTAAGTAAAACAGTTGAATCTTTAAAAGGTGAATTAGAGGAAATAAAAAAAGAACCTTATAGTGCTCGTGTAAAAACTCGAATTGCTAAAGAAGTTTCAAAACGAAAAGCAGAAGAAGATAAAACACGATTACTTGAAGAAAGGTTAGCTAAATT